GTTGGTCCCCTGGTAGGTGGCCGCCGAGCGTGCCCGGATGCCCGTACCCAGATCCTTGCTGGTGTTGTCCGGGCTGGAGGGATCGGTGAAGTACTTGATGTAGCGTCCCATGCAGACAAAGAGAGTGTCTGTGGAGCCAATCGTGCGCATGAACACATCGTGGATGCGGTCCTCGCCAGTAATCGCGCCGCTGCTGACCAGCGGACCCAGCTTGATCTCGTTCGGGACGCGAGCGTCAATATCGGTGGCGTAGTAGAACCGGCCATACTCCCAGAGGCGTACTCCGTAGCCCAGAGAGGTGTCGGCGATGTGCCACGGGTACTCGCGCTGAGGATCCCAGTTGACGTAGCCCTGTGCCCCGGTGGCTGTACGGGCTGCCGCGTACTGCTCCCTGGTCTCTGTATAGAACGGTCGCGGCATCGCAGAGTCAGGGGTGCGAGGCCCAGACTTGGCTAGCTGGTAACCCGTGCCGCCAAAGGTGATATCAAACCGCGACTCATTGCGCGGCATATCACATCTTCTCGAAGAATCCGGCGCGGACGCGCATGGCCTTGCGTGGGACGTAACGCTGGTTCAGCGCCACGAACTGAGCACGAGCCTCCTGCATCCGCTGTTCCCACAGCGATACATCCGTAGCCGGTGAATGGGAGCGAAGGATCTTGTAGCACTCCAGCAGCGCCCCCGTACTAACCCAGTCAAGATCGGCAGCCGTTGCATCCGTGTCCGCACTCAGCGCACCAAAGCGCCGCCACATCTGCACCCATACGGGTCGTGCGGTAGTGCCTCCACCCGACAGCAGGATTGAAAATTGCTGCCCAGAAGGGCCGAGAGGGTCTGCCAGTAAGTCCCAGTCCAGCCACGCAGCGTACTCTCGGTGCATGGGACGAGACTGGTCACTGGATGTCCGCACGCTCTGGTGGGCCAGCGTGTACACCTCGTGTACTTCAGCTTCCGGGTTCAGCGCGAAGGTCGGCAGCGGGTACGAACGCCGGCCATTCTGTAGCAGGATCAGCTCGTCGTAATACACCACCTTGCTGTTCTCAACCACCTGCAAGCGCAGTACCAGGCTGCGGCAGCCGTCAGGGATCTGGACGGAGAGGCGGAGCGTACCGTCGCCGCCTTCGGTCCATGTTGTCGAGTCTATCTCGGCACTGCCGGTAGCGTCGTAAGCTACGAGCTTTGGCGTTGTGCTGGCGGCCGCGCTCTTAAAGCTGACCTGGGCGTAGTAGCCCTGTCCTTCTTCAACGGCAATCGCCGTACTCCCGGCGTACCCATTAGCTGATGTGGTAGTGACCGACATGCCCTGAGCGCCAAACATAACCTGCGCCGCAGTGGTGGTCTTGGCAAGCGAGGCATTGCTGGCCGTCCACGATCCAACGCCACTTGTCTCCATGTCCCCATCAGTAACCAGCGTCAGCGCAAAGGTGTGCAGGAAGTGCATCTTCCGCAGAGCCCGGTTAATGGCCTCTTCAACCCGATCTGGATGCAGGGTGCCATGTACCTCAAACGTATTGGTATTCGCCATCGCGTTGCCCCACACAGGCACCACTGTGAGAGTGCCTGTATTGGGAGCAAAGCCGTCATCCTTCACCCGGCGAACAACCCCGGAGTTGTCTCCGCTGGTCGGCAGCACCCACGAAGCTTCGTACAGATCAGCCGACGGGGTGCTGGCATCCCCGATGAACTCTGCGTCGTTGTCGATCACCACGGTAGCCGTCGTGCCGCCAGTGGCGGTGCCGGTGGCAAAGCTCCCAAGACGGGAGCCGACTTCCTGCCGGATAGCCAAAAATGTTGCGGTAGCCATTAGAAATTGTGCTTACGCTTCCGGTGGACTTTCAGCCCGGCGGCGGACTTCGCCTCGAAGCCGCAGACGAAGCACTTATGCACCACCTTGGGAGTTTCTACTTTTGCGTCTTGTAAGTCTTCGTCGTTGAGATCCAGGAAGTGGATTATGGACGGCGGCAGCGGCACCTTCTTGCGGCCATCAGCAAACGTCCCGTCCTCGTTCAACTCGTCCTCACGCGGCTGCCTGAACCCCAGCCGGGTGGCCTCCTCTACGTAACTGACCTTGATGCGGGAGGTAGCATCGTCGCTGGGGTCCACCATGGTGACCATCTCGTCCGGTGAACCCACAAGCATTACACCAGAGAACCCACTGCGAGAATCAGGTATGGGGCGCCTTGCTGCCATTAGTCATCCTTCCACGGTAGAGATGGCACGGTAAATACCCGCCGGCTCCTCGGTGGAGGCTCCTTCAGATCCTTGCTGATGTGATCCGGGGGGATGTCAACCTCTCGTGCCGCATTACGGATCTCTGGATACCAGTGGCCGTGCTTGCGCTGGTTTGCCTCGATGTCTTCGTTCCGCGTTGCGATGATGTCTTCCGCCTCTTTGGAGTTCGTGCCGATTACCAGGATGTCGCGGCCATTGTCCATGCGTTTCCGAAATGCGCGGACCTCGCCACGGTCATCCGCAGTTGGTTCGCGCACTACTGTTTCTCGGTCTGCCATTAAAACAATCCGGTGCAGGGGTGGGCCGAAGCCCACCCCCAGACCGTTGCAACTATTAAGTTGCACCCTTACTGAGAATGGCCGTCCACGAGGTGCCGTCAGAAGTGAGGATCACATCCTCGTTCTGGCTGGCAACCACTATCGTGGTACTCGAAGCATCTTCCTTGATCGTGATGTCTTCAGAAGCGTCTGCCGCATTCTGAATAATGACCTCGGCGCCAGCGGTCTCAGCCGGGAGATTGACCGTGCGGCCAGCCCCCCCGGGATCGAGAACCTGATGACGTGCATCGTTCAAGGTAAGCGACTTCGTAGCCGCGAGAGTTTCCGTGTTGGAATCTCGGTAAGTAGGAGCACCAATAGACATAGGTTCTTACCTCCTAATCTAGACTGAGGTGCCGGAAGGCGTTGCGGAATCAAAGTAAAGCTCGACGCCCCACTCATTTTCCCAGATACCATTGCCCCAGTCTCCGACCAGCACGAACTCGGTTGCCCGCAGCGACTCATCGCGCTGTTGGCGGACCCTCATTGCCTGCTGCTCTACAAGGACAATCGCGTCTTGGTGGAACAGAGCGCCCTTGGCGTCGTCTGAACCATCAACCGTGACATCCTTCGACTGGAATACATCCACCTCAAAAATGCGGGCTACAAAGAGCCGCTTAATGAGATCATTCTGGAGGTCAGTCGGTACGTTACTCGTTCCGGGCAAGGTGAGGCTCGATTGAAGCTCGTATGCCTGGAAAGCATGAATAACAGCACTGATTTTACCGTCCATAGGGATCGGTTGCGTACTGTTGCCATGCAACAGTGCGTGACCGGCAAGCATGTACTTGGCGGTAATTTCCGTTCCCGCGGCCCCGATGGACGCGGAGAACGAATCGAAGTTTGAGAACAACTGCGTGTCCTGGTCTTTCCCCCAGGCACGGCCGAGTTCTCGGGCCGCGAGTTGCCCAACCATATCCTGTGACTCTCGCATCGCCTTATCCGTAATGACGATCATCGCGCCTCGCTCAGAGGCGGTGAAGGTCGTGGAAGACGGTGTGAATGAAGTCGGGGTACTCAGATCAACACCATCGGTCAGCGCTGCCACGGAGACAGAACTGAACTTCGGCAAGTCGATCTGGTTAACGCCCTTCTTCATCTGAATCACGCGAACCAACTGGCGCATAACAGTGTTATCGCGCTCGGTAAGTTTCGCAGCGAGGATAAAGTTATTGGCTATCGCGGTGAGATTACTAGCAAGATTAATTGCCATAGATCAATTCACCCCTTGTGATTAACCAAAGATAGATGTTCTGAGGTCAACACCTTCAGCCTTGGCCGCCTTTTCAACGGCTGCCAGGCTATCGAAGTTGTCGTCCCCATCTATGAATCGATCCCGAAGTTGCGCAAAGTTCGCTGGTCTCGGCGCCTGTCCGCCGGCATCCGCCGGCGCAGTCTGCGCCTTTATGCTCATGGCCGATGCCGCCTGCCGAGCTGCGTCAGTGGCTGTTCCTACAGCCGCCTTCCCAGCGTCATACGCCTGGTCATACAACCAGTTGATGACATCGGAGACGGGTCGGTCTGATGAAACCACCGCCTGCCGGATCTCAGCCTGAAAGTCCGTATCCGATAGCCCATTGAATTGCGGTAGGGCGCGTATCGGGGCGAGAACATCCTCGCTGTAGATGCGACGGGTCACCTCGTGGGTGATTTGATCAAGAGAGGGCTGCGATGCCTGCTCCGCCTGCTCGTGTACGTGATCATGCAGCTCCACCGGCTCCATAGACAGAAGCTTTGATTGCTCCTGCTGTCCCCGTAGAGAGTCAAGCTCACCCTGCAAGCGAGACCGTTCGCGATGCACTTCCTGATCCTTGCGCCTCTGCCACTCCCGCTCGCGATCCGCAAGTATCTGGTTAAGATCCTCGCGGCTCACTGTCCCAGAAGTGTCAACTTCGGCACTCGGCTCCTCAACTGTCGGGGCAGTCTCCTGTGCTTCCTCCGTGGTCGGTGCTCCGGTCTCGGAAGGCTCGTCCTCAACTGGCTCTAAGCCGATTGCATTGAGATCGAGGTCGCCAGCCTCCTGTACCTTTGCCTCCGACACACCGAAAGTCGCCGCAGAAGTCTGCTGCGCAGTCTCTTCAGCCATATTGGTTCCTTCGGTCGTCGATTACCCGTTGGTAGTGTAGCACCGGCTAGCGAAGGAAGGACGGAAGATTGCGGTGATCCAGTATCCCCGTGATCCACGTTAGCTGATCCGGGGATAACTCTCGCATTGCTGCCAGGAGGAGTGGGTTCGCTTTGGCAAACTCCTCGCGCATCTTGCGCCCGGTAGCGGTGAGACCCTCGGCCCATACTCGACGTGCCAAGGGGGCTCGTTCGCCGTATGGAAAGATTTCCTCAAGCCGCGCAAGACCGTATTCCATCGCATCCTCGTCACTTATGGGAGTTCCGGCTGCCTCACTCATATAGCGCAGGCTATTTGCCAGATAGCGTGCCTGCTGGTAACCGGCAGATGCTTGCGTGCTCTGCTGCGGCGTCATGTTCGCTTCAGGGCCATACAGGGGGATGCTGTAGTACTGGTTAACCAGTGCCCCCAGCATGGGGTCTTCCAGCGCACGTTGCGCCATCGGCACATGTTCTTCAGGCGGCGGGAAGACATCACGGATTTTGAGCCCTGTGGCAAAGTCAAGAGCCCGAGAAATCCCCTGTGCGCTATCCACTGCTGTACCGATATCCCTCAACTTGGCAATGGATTGAAAGGGACGGCCAATGAAGGAGGCGAATGTGTACATAGCCACCGGGTTATTACTGCGGTAGGTAACCCGACCATCCGGGTGCTCCTGCTTCTCTACGCCAAGCCAGGCCTTTAGAGGAGGGAGATCATGTGTCATGTTGTCTGCTCGCCGATAGAAATTTCGATAACTGGGATCTGAGATCGTATCTCCCGTAAAAACCGACTTATCAAAGATCCATCCTTCTAAAGGCCAACGCAGGAACGGACTGGTCTCTGACAGCAGGTTCTCCACCGTTGCCTTCGGGGTTCGGGCAAACAGCTTGTTCAGATCCTCAATTGGAAGGCCAACACCATAAATAACGGAAGTAGAGCCGTCGTCACGGCGACCCACCACCACATGGTGCTTCTCAAGAATCCAATCGGGGAGGGTATCTGCTTCCGCAGCGGCTGACTCTTCTTCTGCCCGCCGGGACAGCGGCCCCATCGTCAGCTTGTCTATCTTCCACCACTGCGAGGGGGAAGTCATCAGCTCCATCATGCGCGGAATATTCAAACGGCTCCAGCGAGCGAAGGGGAGAACACCGGAAAGGGTTTTTGTCGCCTCTCCAACCTCATCGTAGTTGTAGTAAGTCTTTCTCACCCACGAGGCCGCTTCTTCCATCGTGTCCCCTTTATCGAAAAGGCGATGCAGGAACCCACCGATCTTGAAGTTGTTATCCATAGCCATCGCCGTTGTGGACCCCATCTTGATGGGGTTAAAACCCAGGTGGCGTCTCAGTGGTCCCTGACCGTACTCCTCCAGCAGGATCTTCGTCGCGTCCATACTCCACGCGGAAGGCGGCCTCTCTCCGCGTATCTTGGATACCATTGTCGCTATCCGGCGGTTAGATTTTTCCAGCCATCCTTCTCCCGCAATCGACTGGACTTGAGACAGTTCTCGAATACCACCTCCCACCACGCCCCGCAGGTCCATGATTTCCTCAAGTTCCCGGTG